CGGCTGCCATAGCCTCTGAGGCTGCCTGTTGCACCTCTGAGGTTTTTTGATACTCTTGTTGTAATTGAGATTGAGCCGTAACTAGCTCAGCCTCTTTATCATTGAGCTCTTGCAATTTCTCCTTACGGGTGCTGTCGCTTACGTTTGCCTCCTCGTTCCACTTGGTACGCTGTTCAGCAATAGCTTTCAACTGATTACCAATTTCAGCCCTTTTCTGCTCGATTTCTAACAAGCTCTTTTGTGAGGCCTCCCACGTTGACTCAGCCTCCATTGCAGCAATCCGGGCTTTTATCTGGTCGCTATTGTGAGAGAGTGAGTCAGTATTCTTATCATAGGCAAGGTTTAATCCGCTTACCGACTCATTGAGTGCATCAATCTTTTTCTTGAGGTTTTTCTTGTCTGCTGCTGTTTTGTTCGTCTTTTGTGAAAGCTGGACAATTTCATTTGCTAGCTTTTGGTAAGAGTCAGTATTGCCTTTTACCGCTGCAATATTCTTTTGTCGCTCTTTTGCCCCTTGTTTAACTGAGTCAATCAGATCATCCGTACTCTTAACAAGTGCCTCTTGCTCATCTTTGAGCTTTTTAGTTTCTTCACTTTCCATTGTGAGCCATTGATAGAGGGCTACACCTAGACCGACTAGCAAACCAATACCGGCAATTATCCAGCCAATCGGGCCGGTTAAAGCCGTCAAAACAGCGTTAAAAGCCGTTGTTGCCGCTGTTGCTGCGATAGTTGCAGCCGTTTCAATAGAGATAGCACCAGTAAGCAATCCATAAAGGAAAGTTGAAAGCGTTAAAGCTCCATTGTTTGCCAAGTTTGCAACCATCTGAGCCTTTGTTACAGAGCCGCATGCTGCTTGAGCTGCCGTCATTAAGTTAATAACTTGAACCGCTGCCGCTGCCGTTGCTTGGAATGTTTTCCAACCAGCAATTAAAGCCTGTGTCATTGCAATAGTTTCATTTGCAACCCTCATAGCGACAAGAGCTGATACTATGCTTATAATAGCCGGGGTAAGCGGCTGTATAACTGATACACCAGTTCTAAGTACGCTAAAGAGCAGTTGAAAAATCGGTATACTTGCTCTTATCATTTTTGTAATAAGAGAGAAAGTTGCATTGATAATCACTTTTAAAGAGTCAAAGTTTTCAGCAATACTCTTACCGGTTGCTGCTTTAGAGAGGTCATCAAGAGCCTTAATAGTGCTAGCAACACCTTTAACAACCGCATTTTTTAAGTTCCCGAAAGAAGTCTGAATACCTTTACTGTTAGTATGAGCTAGCTCAGCAAAACCACCAACCCCCGCATCTAACTCAATGAGTTTAGAGGCAAATTGGTCGAAAGTGATTTCACCCTGTTTTAATGCTGTGTAAAACTCATGCTGTGCTGATTGACCGGCAAAACCGAAAGCCTCAGCCGTTTTCTGCAAAGCGTAAGGCATTGTTTCTTGTAACGTTTTCCAACTTTGCATATCAACCTTACCGGCTGAGAGCATTTGAGCAAACTGTTGCAATCCACGGCTAGCATCCATACTAGATGAACCAGAGGCCAGAAAGGCGTTGTTAAGAGCTAGTGTTAAATCTGTTGACTTTCCTAAGTCCCCTGTGATAGAGGTTAAGCGTTGAGCCGTACCCACTACCTCGTTCAAAGTTGTAGGCAAGCCCTCAATACCATTTGCAAGCTTTTTAGTTGAGCGTGTTACATCTTCTGTACTGTGTCCCATAGCTTGCATTACTCTAGGAAAGCTTTCTAGCGTATCAAAACGCTGGATCGCACCTCCTAAAGAGTCAACCAGTAAGTCAACTGCTTTAGCTGCTAGTTTAAAAGCACCACCGACAAGGGCAAACTGTCCTAGTGACTTACTACCTATGTCCCCTTTTTTGCTGACTTTATCAAGCTCATCATTAAGAACCTTTACTTTATTACCGTCCACATCCACTAGGATGGTAACTTTTCCATCTGCCATATTATTCTCCCTCCTCTCCTAGCCTATATTTTGCTTGTAATTTTCTCATTTTCTTCTTGTCCCCTCCGTCTGAGGGTTTCCATGCTCTGATTTGTACAATCTGTTGCATGATAGTATTATCTGGTAAGGCGGTTAAGAGCGCTTTAAACTCTACCCACGATAGCCTATTTTGAGCCTTAAAGAGATTGATACCGTAAGCTTGTAAAAAGCTAGCGTAAATATACTCAGCATCTTGCTCAAGGTCAATTACTCTTTCTTGTTCTTCCTCATCCTCAGCATTTGCTTGAGGTACGGGGTTTCCTAACAAGTCATATTGAACCATCTCTTTTTGAATATCCAAAAAATGCTCTTTAATATAGATCCAACACTCAACCACCTCATCCATATCCTCTAGTTCCTCACCAGTTAGCAACTGTACGATTAAATAAGCTTTTTCAACTGTATTTAGTTCTTCTTCTTTCATGATTTCAAAAACATCAAGGATTTTATTAAAAGAAAGGTCAATATCGTACTCGTTATCTCCGATTGAAAAACTAGTAACAAGCGCATCATTTAATTTCATGATTACACCTTATTTCTTTTTGCTTTTTGTGTTAGCTTTCTTTTTTGTAGGAGTTTTCTTGCCTTTGTTAAGATAGTGATTAGCACGCTCTTTAACTACCTTTTTATGCTCATCTGCAATCTCCTCAAGTTTGTGATACATGAGTTCACTAGCAGCCTCTAGGGCGTTGTTTAAAGCGTGAAAATCTGGATAGAATTTATAGAGCTTATCAAAAGTGCCATCACCGAAAATAAGGTCATACTGGATCTCTACTTTTTTCTTCTCAATATCAATAGCACCAGCGACAACATCTTTTGTTACGCCGTCACGCTCAATCTTATTACCAATATTTGCGGTTAATACCTCAAGCTCATATTGGACAAGGCGCTTTTGGATTTCTTCTTCCATATCGAAAAAGCGCATCAAACTTTCTTGACTTGTGTCAAACCATAAATCAACCTCTCCGATACTTACCGGGAACCCTGTACGCTTTAGTTCAATCTTAATTTCTGACATCTTATTACTCCTTTATCTTGTTTAAAAAAGGGCAAGGCTTAACTGCCCGCCCTTGAAAAAGCTTTTATCCGACAATAGCTGACTCTTTTGGTGTTGCATTGTAAGAGATTTTACAACCGAAAGCCTCATAATCAGCCGCAGCACCAGAGCCGGCTTTGATTTCTGTTACTGTTGCAACTCCGACAAATTGTTTCTTTTTGTCAGACTGTACAACCTTATGCCATACTTTACGCTCATCACCAGTCTTATATTTCATAGCAGCAATAAGAGCCTGTGCTTTATCTTCTGGATCATAAGTGCCCTCAAAAGTGTAAGCACCTTTAACGCTGATTACGCTAGTTTCTTCTGTACCGTCACCGTCATAAAAGGCTTGATCCTCTGTTTTCTCATCTGTATCATCTGATACATCTGTGATCCATTTTGCAAGCTCTAGCCATGTACTTTCACCGGTTGGCTCAGTTCCTCCGTTGTATGGAGCTACAAAGTGCCCACGTAGGGCGTTTTTTTGTCTTGTCATTGTTCTTTGTTCCTTTCAATTACAATTTTTGCCACGATTTCTATCGTGTAATAATAATAGCCTTGAGAGTCTTTACCTTTTGAGGCCGGCCGGCTTACTTCCAAACCTAGATATTCGTATGAGTTGTTAGCGCTTGGTAACACTAAGTCAAACTTTGAAAGCTCACTAGTTACATCCCAGATAATTTCATTTGCTAGGCTGTTCTTTTTAGCCTTTACAGCAATTTCAAACGGCAAAGATACCTCTTGCGTGCCGTCCATGTATTCTGTATCAACTTTGCCACCCGGTATTTGATTGATAACTAGATCATCTTTGTTATCGTCAAAATAATCTAGGCGGGGTGTAAGTGGTAAGCTCATTGTTTTCAAGTGTTGCAAGAGCACTAACTGAAAATCGTTATTTTGTGTCAAATTCTAGCCCCTTTCAAAAATGCTTGTGCCCACTTGTCAGAGTGATACTCGGTTACTTTCTCATCCCAGCGCTTACCAGTTCCCGGCGTTGTATAGTTCCTAAAGGTTACAATGCCATTAGTACCGTAAAATTGAGCTCTTGCATATACCGTGTTATAGACAACCGCTGTACCTTGTCCCTCGATATAGCCGGATGCTCTCAGCTCTCCGCCTCTCAAGGGTATGTACTCCTCAGCATCTAGCAAAATCTGACTAGCCACTTCATACTTACCCCTTGCAAAAGCCGCCTCCGAAAACTTATCTTTCACGCCTTGCAAGTCAACTTTGATAGAGATACTCATTAGATTACCTCCACCTCAAAACTAAAAGGCTTGCCGTTGATATAGTTAGGTTGATACCCTGTTACTGTATAATCACGCTCACCATCATTTACAATAGCCTCAAGCCATGTATCATTAACTAGTACATTTGAGATACTAGGATAGATATAAATAACCCCCGCATTTTGTCTTACTTTTGAGTTATTGTATTTTATACTTCTACTACCCGATACAGCTATTGAACGGTCAAACCTTACTGAGTCAACCACAATAGGCTCTGAGTATGTTTCATCTCCAAAATCATTTTTTTCAGCTATCTTTTTGACCGTGATTTTATCTTTGAGTAAGCGTTTATCTATCATAGTCCACTCCCACAATAAGACTAAAGCCCGCTTGTTTCAGTACATTCTCAGCATCTAAACTAAGATTGAATTGCTGACCGCTTGAGCTATTGCCTCCGTTTTGATATGAGATTGAGGTACGCCCGATAGATACGCTGCCTGTAAGTTGTTTATCATCCGCTGTCAAGATACCACTAGCATCTAAGTAAGCGATTTGAAAGGCCATAGCAAGCTTTACGGCGTTTTTGCGATATTCTACCTCTTTTTCAAAATCAATGCCTTTCTGATAAAAGCCGTTTGTGTATAGATCTATTGCGATTTTCGCCCTTGCTTCTAGCTTTTCATATTCGCTGACCTCATCAAAGCCTAGCTCTGAATATTCGTCTTGAGTTAAATAAGTCATGTAAACCTCCCTTAAAAATAAAGGGTGTTTCCACCCCTTATTTATTCTTCATCCGCTGCCACTTCTTCGATAGGATCTTCTTCCGGCTCAAGAGTACCGGCTTTGTCAACCAATACCAAAACCTCTTTTACATCCGGGAAAGTGTCTTTAAGATTTTTATTGACTTCTTTAGCGTAAGCCTCATCAAGTTCAATAAGATCATCAACAATTACAGCTTTATCAAGTTGAGAAAAGTAAATATTTTTTGTTGCTTGATAGATTGCCATTAGTTACCTCCTTAAACGATAGTACCTGTAACCTTGAGTACAGCTTTCTTGTTATCGTCCAACATGTAAGTACCACCTTTAGCAGCTGCTTGCAATTTAACCCCGTCAAATTCTTCTGCCTCAATAGCACGGGCTGTTGAGATACCTACAAACGGGATAACAATGCCATTAGGTGAGAAGATAGCAATAGTATCTGTTTTAAAGTATTGCTCTGGTGTTTCTTCCAAAGTAAAGCCTTTGTATTTAGGCAAGCCGTTTTCATCAAGTGAGATAGTTGAGCCTTTAGCGGTTGTTACTGAGGCCATATCCACGATTGCGTTATAGAGTTCTGAGCGTAAGTAAACTGTTACCGGCGCTGTTACTTCATTGTTAGTGAAATAAGCTGCTGCCTTGTTAAACAATGCCTTGATTTTTTCATCTGACAAATCAGCAAGAGCCTCAGTTTTACCGGCGTTAGTTGCAAGGTAGTCACCAATACGCTTGTTAATTGTTCGTGTTTGCGCCTCTGATTGCAATTTCAAACGGTCAGCGATTGCAGCGTTAAGATCGTTGTTGACTGTGTAACGGTCAAGTCCCTCATGGATTGTCAAAGTATAGTCATAGTCAACATCTGCATTATCGTATTTGATTTCTGTTAGCTTACCAAAACGTGAGCGTGAACCTGTACCCTCACCAAAGCCGCCATCATCTGCGCCTGTTTTGTATTCTCCGATAACAACCGGCGTACCGTTTGTCTTAACTGAGAAAGCTTTAGAGTTTTCTTGTACCCCGTCCAAAATCTGGATAGGTGCTAGGGCGTTTGCAAAAGCAGCACGCACTCCGAAAACTGTTTCAAGAATACCCGCA